CTGGGTGTAATTTCCAAGTCGCGTTGGAAGTACCCTAGCGTCAGCACCAATGCTGTCATCGCCTTCAATTTTACGGTTAGCCGCACCAGCGGTAATCGTGTCAGTTTGCCACTCAAAGAAAGTATTATCTACAGTCTGTTTAGAACAGCCCGACATGAAGGGGGTATCCAAAGGAGCAATATTGTAAATTACGTCTGACAATTGTTCGCGGATAGCTACTGACGAAAAAGTCAGTGACGTATTTGCTGCAATCGTCATTTGTTTTTCTCCTTAAAGAAATTTATTAGTCTTTCATCATATCTTCCAGAATAGATATCGCGTCATCAACATGACCTGATTTCTGGAGACGTTTCATTTTTGCAGCATGTTTGACCTTATTATCTTCGCCCTTACTTTTACCCTTTCCTGACCGTATTACTCTGGGCTTATTTTTAAGCTTTTTAGACTTAACATCAGCGTTCTGTAAACTGTCATATTTTTGGGCTTTTATAAGGACTAATAAAGACCTATGATCCACAAGAGAACCTACCTCTTCAGGTGTATAGCCTACTGAAAGAGCATATTCTTTAATATCTTTAGCAATCTTCTTTTGCTTTTCTGGTTCTTTCCAGTCTGGTAAAACTTGCGCCATCTTACCATGCTCCTGTTGGAGCGTCTGATGGGCTTGCTGCTGATATTCTTGATACTGCCTCTGATATACTTCTTCCTGCTGTGCCTGATATTCGGCCATTTTATCTTGAGAATCTCTAAATTCTTCCTTCTTTGTGATAAATGCTATTGGGTCTTCGGCTTTTAGTTGTTCCCAGTTTATACTGGCATACTGTTCCAGACCCGGAGCAGAACTATCTACAATTTGTTGTAAAGAATCTATATACTGCTGCCTTTCTGCCTGAATCTGCTGGTATTCTTGCGCCATTTGTTGTCTAGCGCCGTCAAATGCCTTCCGGTGTTCTGACAGTTCTTGTGTTTTCTTGGTATAATCTGATTGACGCGAATAACCTTTCAGTAGTTCGCCCATGCTTACTTCATGCTCTTCACCGTTTATAGTAATAGCATAAAGGTCATCTCCTTCTACTGCGCGTTCCTCAGTGCCTTCATCGTCTTCCTCTTCAGATTCCTCTTCAGATTCATCCTCTTCTGGCTCCTCATCCAATGATTCGTCTTGAATTTCTTCTGTGGACTCTTCCTCTTCTGTAGGTGTGGCTTCCTCAGTTTCTGGTGTCTCCTTTTCAGGTTCCAGAAGCCCAAGTAATACCTCTTCTGCTTCCGCTATACTGCCGGGAGCGGGTTGTAGTGGCTGTGTAGCCGGTTGCGGGGCTGATTGCGTGTCCGCCATAATTTATTCCTCTTAAATGAATGGGTGTTGCTGTGATAAGACCTTATTCATGTGTCCAGTTTCAACTATGGACGATATATGATTATAAAGTTTATCCAGCAGTCTCATAGCAAGCCAGATTGATTCTCTGGCCTCCAACTCTGTAGAACCGCTGGCGTTCCAACGGCTCATTAAATCTTTTTTCAGTACATCAAATGCTTCATTTAACAACTCATCAGAAAGGAGGCGTTTAGCGTGTTCCTCTCTTTGTTCATCTGTCATTAACTTGATTTCTCCTTTTTAACCTATTCCTACAGGTCTCTCCTGTTCAGCCTCTAGCTGGATTTCTGCCGCCTTCATAGCGGTATCTGCCTGTAACTTAGCGGCGTCCAGTTGAACCCTTTGCTGTTTAATCTGTGTTTCAGCAACCTTAACATCCAACTCACCCTTCTTGATTTGAATCTCAGTTTGTGCCATTTGTTCCTGTGGTGACGGCCCCTTAGGTGGATTCTGAGATGGGTCGGTCAGGAAGTCATCAACATTCTGAAATCCCATTGCCTTAACAAGCGCCGCTCCAAGGTTATACATATTCTGTTCAGTAACAATTCTTAATCCACCACTCATAGACTGTCCGGCAAACTGTAACATTTGTGACAGATGGGCCATCTGTTGGTCTTTACTTCCATTGCCTAAAGCAACAGATACCGTACAATCATATTTATCTTTCCAAGAATCCGGGCGTACAGGCATCCACTGATTCCTTAACATAACCATTCTTTCCCTATCCTGATTTTTAAGGAGAAGTTCATAAATGGTTCTCATTAAATCCTTAACCCCGGTTTCTGCAAAATTTCTTGCAATGAGTTCTACGCGACTCTGGGCGGCTGTCATAACGGCGTTGACAGCAGTAGCCGTGGTGTGTGATGTTAGGGCGTTCTCATTCATGCCCTGAGAATATTTGGTTACACCAGCCCGTGACTCTCTAATACTGTCTATATACTTCAGCATCTCAAAAGAATACGGTTCTAAAGTGGGGGTGTCTAATCTTGTAACTGCGCCGGGGGCTTTTACCCTGACTACCCCGCCCGGTCTTTGCGTGAGCAAATCATCTAAATTTGCTTGCCCCTCTATCACGGCATACCTACCGAAATTCTGGTTATACATATTATCCATGAGGTTTCTTGTTAGAGTGGATTTCATTAACTGTAAATCCATCACCAAGTCTGCAACAGACAAACCAAAAAACTTATGAGGTATTTTTACCGGGGTAATAGAAACAAACGGGATAGAATCTATCTCATCATTCTGTAATACTTTATCACCAACAGTACAAACCTTTCTTAACTCTGCAATACCATCACCATTAAAATCAGTTTTAAGAAAAGACTCATGCAGCCAGTATGTCCTTAATGATTCCTCACGTTCAGAATCCCCAAACATAAACCCGGAACTATTATCAAAGTTAAACCTTGATTCTCTTTCCCCCGGAAATACATCATCATATTCACCGCTACTTAAATCTTCCGGGCCAAGGTTTTCATCTGGATACATCTCTCTCAGTTCAGATAGCGTTTTCTTTACCCGATGGCAGACAAATCTTGAGTCTTGAATATTTTTAGCTTCTCTTGAAATCAAAAACTCTGATGGGGGGACATTCTCAATTTTAATCCGTCCATCATAGGAAGTTCTTTTTATAACAATATCATGGTAAACAACATTATCTTCACCAAGGTTTTCAGTATGCTCTAAAACCTCAACACCCTCGTCCATTAAAAGATATTGAAGGCCATTTTCATCTAGACCATTATATTCCTCTCTTGCCTCTTCCTCATACTCATTCCACCAAACTTTTACAATTCCGTTTTTAGAAAGCAAAGCATCAGTGAACCAAGAGTATAATATTTCCCAGCCCGGATTATCTTTTGTAAAAACATAGTTTACATAATCTGTAGCTTGTTCAGCCATTTGTACATCTTCGGGGCCGTGGGGAGAGAATTTAACCATTTCATCGCCAGATGCAAATACTCTCATCAGGGATGGTTTAATCCACTCAATAGTATCAGCAACAGTGGAATCTACAAACTGAGACCTTCCTTCTACTTCATTACCAAAGGGAAGCCCATAATAATATTCCATAGCAGTCTCTCTCTGCTTGGATATTTCATCGCCATAACCAAGAGAGTCTGTAATCTCTGTTTTAATTCTTGATACTAATTCTTCTTCAGTTACTTTTCTATTCTTTGCCACGGATTCCCCACTTGGTGTCTGGATCACGTTCTATCCAATCTGGAAGTTCTGGAACATCAAAATCATCCCTGCCCCACTTATCTGCCTGTATAAATTCAAATTGTACGGTCATATCAAATTTTGCGCGAGCAAGGTCTTCAAAACGCTTCATCTTTGTTCTTATTTGAGTTATATCCAGAGGTGGATGTTCTTGATCTTCTAGGAAATTTCTATATACTAGATGAGTTTCTTTAAAACTACTATGATCAATAAGAAGGTCAGTTGCTTCTTTTACCACTGCCTTTCTCCATTGCTTCATCCTCTGTCCCTGACCGCCCATAAATTCTGATGGCGCGCCAGCCTTTTCTCTTGCATACTCAAATAATTTATTTACATCATGGTCTGGCAATCCAATTGTGTCAGCGTGCATATGTTCATATGTGGGATATGCAGGGTTACGCGGCTGCTGATATACATCTTCCAGCGGCGTTACTTTTAGATGGCCATCTTTACCCCTGTAGGTTCCAATCTCTTTTACTAATCCCGTTTCTGGGTCTTCCCATAATCCAGCGTGTTGTTGATCGGTCGTCTCGCCACCACGGCTCGAGCGATGCGGTGG